GCCGCGCTGGTGAGATCGAGGGTCAGCCCGCCGATCTCGCTCCGGACGAGATCGTCCGCCAGCGTCATCGTGACGTTCCCGTATGTCACGACGTTCTGGTCGCCAGCACTGGACGGGCTCGGGTTGCCATTGTGGTGCGTGAGCGGCACAGCGACCGCCTGCCGAAAGTCCCCGGTTGGCGACATGGCGGTGAACTGCTGCCCGACAGTGGGCGGGGTGTGGACCCGCAGGGCCCCGGAAAACTGGGCGTAGGGCACCCAAGGCGAGAGGAAACGCCCCTCACTGCCGTGAGCCGGGCCGAAGTCCAGCCGCACGCGCTGGGTCGCAGGATCGACCTCCGCCACGGTGCCGTGGCGCATCATGCCGGCCATCCGGCGTTCCATCTCCGTCAGCCTGGACGCCAGCTCGACAAGCTCGCGGATCGCCATGTCAAACCTCCGGCTCGTCGATCACCAGCGGATCGGGCCCGCCCGTGATCGTGATCTCTGCCAGCGGCGACGGATCGTCTGAGATNNCGGTCGTCGGCCCGATGCCGATCTGTTCGGCCACATCAAGCGGCACGCCCAGCGCCTCGGCCGCGCGGCGCCACTCGTCGAGCAGCTCGCCATCGATCTCGGCGCGCATGATGCTTGCGATCCCGGCCAGCGCAGGGTCGGCGTCCATCAGCGCGAGGAGCTGCCCCCACGCGCTGGTCGGCGCGACCGCACCACCGGAAACCGGGGTGTCCACAAGGTCGCAGCTCAAGACGAGCTGCCGGGCGGCAAAGCGCACGCCGTTCTCGGCCGAGGCGCCGCGCCGGGAAAGGCTGCGGGTGATCCGGGGGACGAGCATCATCCAAACCCGGGACCACGGGTTGTCGTCGCGGTTCAGGGCCCGCAGGACCTGATGCTCCATGATGTCGAGCGTCAGCTCCATACCCTCGTCGGTGTGCGGGATCGCGATCGTGATCTGCCCGCCTTCGCCGTCGGGCGTTGGCACCTCCACCCGGGAGGCGATCGCGATCTCGATCACGAGCTCGCAGCGGTGGTTGCCGCTCCCGAGGTCGCGGCCGGTGACTTCCATCTCGTGCTCGTCGGTTGTGAGCACCAGCAGCGGCTGGCGCTTGTCGGCGATGGTCTGGTCGATCGGGTCGACCGCGCTGTCGAAAACCCGGGGCCCGGCCAGCGTCCTATCGAGCAGCGCGCGGGCGGCCGCGAGGCGCATGGCGAGGCGGGTCAGGCTCATGACGGCTGGTCCTCCCGGACAAGGATCAGGTTCAGGTCGCCCATGTCCGTGTGCTGGACCACGGAGACCGCATAGACCGGGCTGCCTGCCCGGCTGGTGAGGGTGATCGTGTCGCCTTTGGCGGGGAGCGCGGCCAGCGCATCGACCTCGGCCTTGGCGATCCAGAACTCGGCGCTGGCCGATGCCACGCGCGTCGTCCCGGAGAATTCGGAGCCCCGAGCAAGGCCCTTGAGCTGGTCGTCAGCGGGGCCGGCGGAGAACACCCCGTAGAGCGTCTGCGCCGGACGCGCCGGATCGTTGGCCCGCTCGACATATTGCGAGGAGACCCGGGCCCGGTGAACCGCGGCATCCGCGAAGGCGCCCTTGATCGCGCCCGAGAGGGCTGCGTCGAGATCGTCAAACATGGAGGCCACGGCTCGGGTCCTTTCAGCGAGCGGCGTCGCGCACCGATCAGGTGCGCTTGCCGGGGATCAGCACCCGCGGGCGGGTGCAGTATTGCAGGGCGTTCATCTGGAACTCGAGGTTCACGCCCTTGCCGTTCGGCATTTCCCACTGCTTGCCGTAGAGGCGCTGGCCCAGCGTGTTGACCGTCTCGATGTAGTCGGCCGGCGCATAGGCGGTGCGGAACAGGCCCGGGACGCCCAGCGGGAAGATGTGGCACTTGTTGGTGTCCACACCGATCGAGCCGCCGCCGCGGTAGTTTTCCCACGTGATGCCGCCGAACTCGAACGAACCGAAGCTGTTCTGCTGGCCGTTGGCATTGATGTAGGCGGAGCGGAGCGTCGAAGCCTCGGCATAGCCCTTGTAGGTCTCGCGGACCTCGGGGTGCGCGATCAGGTCGTCGAAGAAGGCGTCGCCGCAGAAGGCGTGGATGCCGGTGTAGGGCAGGCCGTCGAGGATGCCTGCCATCTGGCGGATCACGGCGGCGCACTTCTTGCGCAGGGCGCCTTCCGCCGGGGTGGCGTTGTCGAGGTCGAAGTCGATCTCGGCCGGGGCGCTTTCACCGAACTCGGTGAAGTAGTTGAAGATCACGTCGCCGTTGGCATCGAGCAGATTGCCGCTCTTGATGATGTTCAGGCGGTGATATTCCTCGGTCAGCGCGAAGAACTGGCTCGCCTCGGCCGCGCGGTCGGCGATCTTCTGTTGCAGGCGCTCGACGGCGGTTTCCGAACCGAACGCGCGGACCTGCTGGACCTCATCGGCCATGATCGCGTCGTCGACTTGGAAGTGCGGCACCTTGAGCGTGCGCAGCGAGCGCTTGTTCTTGCCGAACGTCTGGCCGGGGCCTCCGCGCGGGGTCGAGCCGATGATCAGCTGGTTCTGCTGCTTGTCCTTCTCGATCGCGATGTCGAGCGTGTCGATGCTGGTCGACTGGAACAGGCCCAGCTGACCGATGCGCGATGGGACGTACTTGATCTCGCGCAGGGCATCGGTGAGGCGCATGACGCTGAAGGCGTCCTGCGAGAAGATGTTCAGGATCGACATGGAGATGTCCTTTCTCGTTCAGGCCGCGGATCAGCGGACGATGATGCCGACGGCGGCCAGATCGGCGTTCGCGGCGACCTTTTCGGCCGCCTGATCGCGATCGGCGTGGTAGGTCAGCACGTTGCCGTTCACCTCGGCGTCGCGGACGATCGCGGCGATGTCAGCGTCGGCGGAGGTGGCGTCGCAGCCATAGAGCGCGACAGCGACGGCGGTCTGCGAGCCATCCGTGGCGCCGACCGCGGAGGTGACGTACTTGCCGGAGGCGGTGACTTTGCCGAGGACGGTGCCAGGCGCGATGATGCCGGCGCCGCTGGCGACGGTGATGTTGCCCCGCGAGCGCTGGCGGTTTGCCTCGCTCATCAGGAATTCGCCGGGATGCCGGCCTTCGTTCAGAACAGTCATCTGGTGATCTCCTCAGATCGGGTGTCGGCTCAGCCGAAACGCTTGTTGGCTTGGGCCACGGCGGTCGCCCAGCCGGTCGTGACCTTCTCGGACGCATCCAAGCGGCTGCCGGACGCATCACCGCCGAACTCGTTCTCGCGCGCGGCACGGTCCTCGATCGAGGCGACGGCCGAAGCCTTCGGCGACGCGGCGAGCACCTTCGAGGCATCCTCGGCGCTCATGTTCGTGTCGAGCGCGAGGACCATGGCCTGCGCTTCACGGCCCGTGGCTTCCTCGCAGGAGAGGATGCTTTTGATGCGGGCGGTGGCCTCGGCCTTGCCGGCGGCATTGCCCTCGGCGCGGGCCTTCTCGACCGCTGCGTTCATCTCCGCTTGGGTGATGCCCGCATTTTCAGCCTGCGGGGCGGCTTCGGTGGTCTTGCTCATTGCAAAGCCCTTCCTTCTTTTGGCGGCCCCGTGGGCCATGGTGGTGAGGTCGGCGAGAACCACATCGAGCGATGCGATGCGGTCCGCGAGGCCGCGGTCGATGGCGTCCTGCCCGATGAAGGTCCGAGCCTCCGTCGCGCGGATCGCATCCTCGGTGAGGCCCGTGCGGCCCCGGGCGACAAGCCCCACGAACTGGTCGTAGAACTTCATCACCTCGGCTTGCAGGTCAGCCTGCACGGTGTCGGAGAGCGGGCCGAAGGGGTTACCATCGACCTTGTGCTTGCCGGCGTAGATCAGCGTCGCGCGGACGCCTTTCTGCTCAAGCTCGCCCGAGCGATCGAGGTGCGTGAGCACCACGCCGATCGAGCCCACGATCGAGGTCGGGGAGACCACGATCTCGTTCGCGGCGCTGGCGATGCCGTAGGCGGCCGAGGCGGCCATGTCGTTCACGAAGGCCGTGACCGGCTTCGAGGCGCCCAGCTGCCGGACCTGCTCGGCGACGGAGAACATCCCCGTCGCCTCGCCACCCGGGCTGTCGATGTCGAGCAGGACCGCGGAAACCTCCGGGTCGGCTGCGGCGTCGCGGAGCTGCGCCGTGATGCCCTCGTAGGAGACCATCCCGGAGTAGGCTCCGATCCATGCCCCGCGGTTGACCAGCGATCCCACGATCGGGATCGTCGCCACGCCGTCGACCACCGCGTACTTTCGCGCGCGGCCGTCCTCGCCGTAGTAGCTCCCCAGAAAGCGGTTCGCGTCGGGCCGCAGGCCCTCGATCTTGGTCCCGTCCATCGGCAGGCGACCTTGCAGAACCTGCAAGATGATCTCCGCCTTGGTCGGGTGCAGCAGGAGCGGGCGGTTGAGCACCCGCGACGCGATCTGCGTCAGCGTGGGCCCCTCCGGCGCCTGCATGATGGTGGGTGGCTCGCTCACCGGACACCTCCTGTCCCCAGCGCGAACCGGCGGGGCCGTCGGCCCTCCGCTTGCGCGCACTTCTCCTCGAAGCCACGGATCACGGTCAGGAGCCGATCGGGGTGCGCCTTGTGGAAGGTCACCGACCGCTCGACGCCAGAAGCACCGGCCTTGAAGGTCACGATCATCGAGCTCTGCCCGGCGATCAGGTTGTAATAGACCTGCCGAAGGGCCGCAGCCGCCGCGCAGGGATCGCTTTCGTCGATCGTCAGCGCCATCAGACCGCCTCCTCTGGATCAGGATCGTCGTCCTCGCCGTCGTCCATCGGCTGCGGGCCACCGCCTGCGGCGCCCATAACTTGCGGATCAGGCAGGCCATACTCCTCGCGGAGCGCCTTCTCCTGCGCGAGCTGCTGATAGACATCGTCCACATCGACACCGAGGTCGTTGCAGATCATCGCGTCGGACATCACGCCCAGCCGCTTCCAGACCTCGTGGGCCTTGGCCTTCTTGAGGTCGTCCGCCGTCGGCCGCGGGGCCCCACGCCATTCCGCCCGGCTGGCCGCCGTCCGGTTCGCGAGGAACGCCTCGTAGCCGCCCGGGAAGGCGATGCCGCCCGTGGCGATCTCCTCCTCAAGCCACGCCTCGTAGATCGGCTGGCAGAAGGGGGCGATGATGTTCTGCCGGCGGGCCTTGGTGATCGCGAAGATCTCCGTGGTCGCCGCTTGCAGCGAGGAATAGGTCGCGCCGACGTTGTCGCCGGTCGCGCTCTCGTAGGTCAGCCCAAGGCACCGCGCGAGCTCGCGCAGCAGGTGCATCGAGAAGTCCTTGTAGTCGGACGACGGGTGGTTGCTCGTGTGGAACTTGAGCTCCTGACCGGGGAACAGGTGCGCGAGGCGCCCGTTGATCCCAACGTTCAGGCTGGTCCCCTCATAGAACCCGGCGACCATGTCCATGTAGGCCTCCATCGGCGCGATGCCTTGGGCCGCCATGGTTGCCTGCTCTTGCGGCGTCAGGAGCCCGGCGAGGACCTGCTCGGTCGGCTCGTCGGACGTGATCGTCACCGCGAACAGCGTCTGGACGATCGCCGCCATCAGCGTCGCGTCGGCCAGCTGGTCGAATTGCCGGGCGACCTGCAAAGCCGGGGCCATCGGGGAAATCCCGCGATGCGTCCCGGGCAGGCCGTCGAACACATGGATCACCCGCGGGCGGCCCATGCCGTCCCGGGCGCGCACGTCGTACTCGACATCGTGCTTGAACAGGTCCTTGCGGATCGCGCGGTAGCCGATCGGCATCCCGTCCGGGTCGGTGTAGACCCCGTTGACCAGCCGCTTCATGCTCTCGGTCTTGCGCGAGAGCCGGTGCGGCGGCAGGAGGCGCACCTTGGTGCCGTAGCGGTTCCAAGGGCGGCGCCGGAACGGCAGCTCGGCGAGGATTTCGCCGGTGACAAGCCACGAGCGGAACGCCGCGCCCTGCATCTGCCCGAAGGTCCGCAGGCCTTGGATGTCGCACTCCTGCGCGTTGCGCGCCCAGAGCTCGAAACGGCGCTCGACCGTCTTGGCCCAGACCGAAGCCTCGGCCGAGGTCATGCCGAAGGTCTCGTTCTCCGGGATCGCCTTGAGGCGCAGCCCGGTCCCGACCGTGTTCGCCACCGCCTGATCGACGGCGCCGGCCAGCCAGCCGCTGTTGTGGATCAGGTCGGCCACACGGGCCGCGGCGTCGTCCCACGCATCCGCGATGTCGTCCTGCGTCTCCCGCAGTGCCGGGCGCCAGCCAGCGAAAGTTACCCCCCGGCCGCCGCGCATATACTGCCCGGTCGGCCGAGGGGCCACCTCGCCGCCGATGGTCGGCGCAGGCGGGGATGCACCCGCGATGAGATCGCGGACTTTCGAGATGAGGGACATGTGCCTACCTGTTCAGTCTGTTGCCGACCCTTGCGAACCGCGAACGCATGTCGCCGCCGCCACCGCCCCCGGGAGGAGGTGGGGGCGGTGGCGGGGGATCACCCTCGGGCGAAGCGGTCTCGGCAGCGTCAGGAAGTCCGCCGCCTTTGCGCTCGACGCCCTCGGGGATGCGCTGGACGTTGAGCGCATAGCCGATGGCCGCGCACAGCGCCTCGCAATCGAGGAAGTGGTTGTTCCGGCTGCGCTTCACCCAGACCGGTTTGCCCTCGACGACCACGCGGGCCTCGGAGGTCAGCTGTTTGCAATAGTCCTCCGAGACCTCCTCGTGGACGTAGAACGCCCCCGGCACGTCCATCGGCGTGCGGATGCGCGAGATCACAAGCGACTTGAAGAAGTCCGACGACAGCGTGACGAGGTCGATCGAATAGAGCGCACGTTTCCCGTCCGGCTTCACCTCGATCTTCGACACCTTGTAGGGCGGGCTCTGGATGTCCTTGCCCTTGGTCGGCGAGCAGAGCCAGCTATAGCGCCGGCAGAACTCGTAGACCTTGTGCTCGTTGCCTTGCNNCGNNTTGTCGGGACCGAAAGCCGCTGTCGATCGAACGACCTTCTCGATCTGCATCCCGCCGACGGGCTGCAACATCAGGTCTGCCAGCGCGGTCCAGACCTCGTCGTCCTCGGTCGGGCCGTAGAGCTGGCCGTTATCCACCAGCCACGACGACGCCCCGCGACCCGAAGGCCCGGATCACATAGACGAGGCTGAACTTCTGCACGTCGACGCCCATCACGAGGCGCAGGCCGCCCGAAGGCACCTGCCCAGGCTGATAAGGCAGCCGGCGCTCCATGATCTCCTGCCACTCCGGCACGTCGCCGGAGGCGGTCATGGAATAGCACTCGCCGAAGCTCGCGTTCATGGCCGTCTGGATGCGATCGTGATCGCCGGATTGCAGCGCGGTCAAATAGGTCTCCGCCCGCTGGCCCCACGTCACGAACGGCGAGCACAGGCCCGAGGTCCACATCGAAAGGGTCGAGCTTTCCTCCTGGGCGCCCGACACGAACGGCCGGTCGTCCTTGAGAACCACGCTCTGCCCGGGCGCGACCATCGCGCCGCGCTCGTTCATCCACGCCTTGTCGTCGTTGGTGTGGATGCCGCCGCAGCGCGGGCAGACCAGATAGGCCGACCGCTTGGCTTGCGCGGGCGTCGCCCGATCCGGCCAGTGGAGCTGCTTGAACCGCGGGATGAAGTACTCGTTGCAATGCTTGCAGGGCCACGCCCAGTGATGCCGGGTTCCTTCCTGCCAAAGCTTCCAGATCGGGCTCTCAAGGTCCTCGGGCGCTGATCGCGACCAGAACTCAAGCCCGCTCTCCTCGTCCAATGTGATCTCCACGAGGCCCCTCGCCGGTGTGCTGGTGATCGCGGTCACGAAGTCGGCGTAGGTCTCGCCGCGGGCCTCCACGAGGCCCAGCACGTCGCCTTGCCCCTTCACGTTCGCCATCATCTCGTCGAACTCGTCGATGAGCGCGAGCGCGGCCGGGTCGGATTTCAGGGCCGAGGACGATCCCGCGTGCGCAAGGCGGACGCGAACTCCTGCGACGTGCTTCAGGGTCTTCTTCATGCGCCTGCCACGCACGACCTTGTTGCGCAGCGTCGCGGCGTCATCGAGCAGGCCCATCAGGCGCGGCTCGAACTGGTCGGTCAGAAACTCCTTCGTCGGGCCGACGTAGATGATCGGCGCCGGGCGCTGGTCGAGGCGCGCGCCGATCACGTCGAGCATGCCCTCGGTCTTGCCGCTCTGCGCCGATGTGACGGCGACGACGCGGCGATAGTCCCCGCCATGCACGGCGGCCGACCACGGCACCATGTAGGGCGTCAGATACGGGTTGCGCGGGCCGGGGATGCCCGAGGTCTCGGGATAGACGCGATGCTCCGCCGCCCAGGCGGCCGGATCACGCTTCTGGCTCGGCTGGCATA